CCGCCTTAATTCCTGGCGCTGGAGCTATGTTAGCTACTATTAAAGGCTTATCAGGTGAGACATTACATGCTTCTGATTGGGGCAAGATAGTCACTACAGGCTTAGAGCTTAGTGGTGACTTAGTAGCTCCTACAGCAGATATGCCAGACGGCCAAGGTTTCGCTATAGGTGACGGTTACGGTTTAGACTACGACCAATCTGTTGCCTTACTAGACACTGCCGCTGGGGGAAACCCTATAACTGGCCTTATGGCTGGCTACGGTAACGGTCTCATAGAAGACGCTATAGGCTCGTCTGAGGCACTTCAAGGTTCACTAGATGCATTAGGTATGAGTCCTGACGCTTTCGCTTCAGCGGCTTCTAAGGCGGCTACAAAGCTTGCTCAAGGTGAAGACTTAGATGACTCTTTAATCTCTGGTCTGGGTACATACATTAAAGAAGGTGGCGGTGTAGGCGCTCCCGATCTAGGCTTAGGCGATGGTGGTATGCTTGAGGGTGTACGCGAAGCTGGTAGAGCTTTTGATGATGCTGTATTACAACCAATTAAAGAATTAGTTGAGGGTGTCGCAGGTAGTGTTATCGACGGTCTAGGTGAAGTAGGTTCAGCCGTAGTCGCTGTAGGCTCTCAAGTAAACAAAGACGTTGTTAAGCCAGTAGTCGGGGCTATAGGTGACGTTGCTGAAGGTGTAGTAGAGGTCGGTTCACAGATCAATAAAGACTATGTTAAACCTGCTGTAGACGTTATAGAAGACGTTGCTGACACTGTAGTAGAAGCAGGTTCAGAAGCCCACAAGACAGTAACACAACCTATCTTCAGAGCTATTGATGAAGCAGGTTCACAGTTCGATGATGCGGCTCTACAGCCTATTAAGGACGTAGTAGAATCCGTAGCTTCACAGGTAGGGAAAGCAGGTTCAGAGTTTGACGATGCCGTACTACAGCCTACCAAAGACTTCCTAGAGGGCTTAGGCTCAGGCTTAGAAGATGCTATAAAGGCTGGCGGTAGAGTGTTTGATGACGTAGTTCTACAGCCTCTGAAGGCTTTGTTGGACGGTTTGTTTGACATAGTTTCACCAGTAGCAGAGACTGTGTTAGGTGGCTTAGCTGGAGGCGCAGTAGCTCCACAGGCACCTCTCTCAGCAACACGTACTACCGATGAGTTGTTCTCATCAATGATAGAACTAGGCTCTACACAAGAGCGATTAGAATTTGAAGACTTTGACTCTGACCCTTTCGGAGACACAACACAAGGATATAGTATATAATGACATACCTCCAAGCAGTCAATAAAGTATTAGTAAGGTTACGTGAAACCACTGTATCTACCGTTTCTGAGACAGCTTACTCTGCTTTGATAGGCGAGTTTGTCAATGATGCTAAGAGAGCTGTAGAAGACTCATGGAATTGGGGCGCTCTTAGAACCACATTAACTGTGAACACTTCTGCTGGTGTATTCAACTATGTTCTCACAGGCTCACAACAGAGCATTACAGTATTAGATGTAATCAACGACACTAGCAACTGGTTTATGGCACCTAAGACTTCTTCTGAGTTTAACAACTTGTTCCTTAACTATGCTGTTGTACCTGAAACCTCCCCTAAGTGGTACACGTTTAACGGTGTAGACTCTAACGGTGATACAGCTATTGATGTGTACCCTATACCTAATGGAGCATACGACCTACGCTTCAATGTTGTCTTACGTACTGCCGACTTTGAGAGTGATGCTGATGTATTCGGTGTACCTACTATGCCTATTATACAGTTAGCTACAGCCTTCGGTGCTAGAGAGCGTGGTGAAACTGGTGGTACTTCTTCTCAAGAGCTATTCTCTATTGCTGACAACACCTTAGCCGACGCGGTTGCCTTTGATGCCGCTCGTTTCTCTGATGAGACTATCTGGTATACTGTATAATGGCTCAACCTATTCAGAACATAACCATCAATGCTCCAGCATTCTTTGGTATTAACACACAGGACAGTCCAGTAGGACTTGACCCCTCGTATGCGTCCATCGCTGATAACTGTGTCATTGATAAGTCAGGACGTATTGGCGCTCGTAAAGGTAACGAGTTAGTCACCACTAACGGTAACGCTGTGCTTGGAAGCTCTCGCGGTATTGAACATATCTTCCAGTACACTGACCGTAGCGGTGATCTACGTACTCTCTCTGCTGGCAACACAGCAATCTATTCAGGCATTGAGACGTTGGTAGATATCACACCATCAGCTTATACACCTACAGGTAATAACTGGAAAAGCATTAGCTTTAACAACCACGTATATTTAGTACAACGCGATCACGAATCTTTAGTAGGTACAGACTCGTCAGGCTCTTTTGTATTAGACAACATCTCAGACCATGCTCACTACGCAGGTAGTATGCCTAACGCTAACGAAGCCTTAGCCGCGTATGGTCGTTTGTGGGTAGCAGATGTTACAGGTAATAAATACACAGTATATTGGAGTGACTTGTTGCAAGGCGCTAAGTGGTCGGGAGGCTCGTCAGGCTCTATTGACCTTACTTCTGTATGGCCTACAGGCTTTGATGAAGTCACAGCTCTAGCGGCACACAACGGCTTCCTAATCATCTTCGGTAAGCGTAGCATCTTAGTCTATCAAGGCGCAGAAGACCCTGCAACTATGTCACTAGCTGATACTGTTGCTGGTGTTGGTTGTGTTGCTAGAGACTCTGTACAAGCTACAGGTACTGACTTAATCTTCTTATCTGAGCAGGGTGTACGTAGCTTTGCCAGAACTATTCAAGAGAAGTCAATGCCTATGCGCGACATAAGCAAGAACGTCCGTAGCGACATTGTTACATTGATCAACCAGCAGAACGACCCTATCAAGTCGGCCTATAGTGCTAAAGATGCTTTCTATCTATTGACCTTCCCTAACTCCTCTACAGTCTACTGCTTCGATATGCGCTCACCGTTACAGGATGGCTCTCACAGGGTAACTACTTGGACTGCTATGAACCCTCTGTGTTTCTTCACAGCGGCAGACACGACACTATACATAGGGAAAGTTGGCGGCATTGCTACATACAGTGGCTTCACAGACGCAGGTATCTCGTATCAGATGCGTTACTTCAGCAACCCTTTAGACTTTGCTCTACAGAACCCGCAACTTGCCTCACGCACTAAGCTGTTAAAGAAGTTTAACTTGACAATCATCGGTGGTCAGAACACAGACGCTACATTGTCTTGGGGTTACGACTACGTAACTAGCTACACTAAGCAATCATTCACGTTCGCTGATGCACAAGTAGCAGAGTTCGGTGTCTCAGAGTATGGTATCGGAGAGTACACAGCCGCTGTAGTAATCAACAAACCTTCAGTAAACGGCACAGGTTCAGGTGCTGTAGTAACTATCGGTGTAGAGGTGCAGATCGCAGGTGCCTCTTGCGCTATCCAGAAAATTGATATTCACGCACTAATCGGGAGAACTATTTAAATGTCAGCCTATACCAAGACAACTAACTTCGCGGCTAAAGACGCACTCACCACTGGCGACCCCAATAAGATCGTTAAAGGGACAGAGATTGATTCGGAGTATACTAACATTGCTACGTCTGTCAACAGCAAAGCAGACAAAGCTACTCCTACATTCTCTGGTACGGTGACTACACCTACCTTAGTTGTTACAGGTACAGCTACAATCGGGACTATTGATGGAGGGACTTACTAATGGCTATTGGTGATACTGAAGCAGGTGGCTTCGATTGGGGCGGCATGTTTGGCAATCTATTAACTGGTGCGGCTGGTGGTGCTTTAGCTAACTCAGCTATCTCAGGTGTTGAGCAGTTTGGTCAGCAGTCTAATGCGTTAGCACAGCAAGTGGGCGACGAAGCTAGAACAGACTCTGAGTTTAAACCTTTCACTGTTACTTCTAACATTGCTAACACTACTACAACCCCTGAAGGTGGAGTCAACATAGGCTTGTCACCACAGCAACAGGCTATGCAGAACACTTTGTTCTCACAAGCTGGTCAGGCCGCTGGTAGCATTGGTGGTGGTATAGACCCTAGTGTTGCAGGTGTTGGCGCTCAAGCTGGACAGTTAGCTGGACAGACTCTTGGGTCTGCTGGGCAAGACTCAGCTTTGAATGCTCAACGCTCACAGCTACAGAGCCTCTTCTCTCAGACGTTGGGACAACCTACTAACATGGCTAACGCGGCTACTACACAGGCGGCTAGAGATGCGGCTATGGGTAACTTCAGCGGTGCTGATGTAGGCGGTCTAGGTGGTATGAGTAATCAGTTCGGTAACTTAACTGGTCAGTCTATGGGTGCGTTGCAAGGCGGCTCTCTGACAGGTAATGCGGCTCAGTTAGCTATGATGCGTAACCTAGCTCCTACCTCTCAAGGTGGTTTAGGTGGTATGAGTCAGAACTTAGGTGCTTCAGCTACTAATGCTTTAGGCGCTCTAGGCGGCAACATGCAAGCAGGAGCTTCTCAGGCTCAGTTGAACAACATAAACACTGGTGGTCTAGCTGGTCAGTCTGCTCAGTTTGGACAAGCTACTACAGATGCATTAGGTAGGTTAAACCAAGATCAATCAGCTAGAGAACAGTCGTTATTTAATGACATAAGAGCTACACAGGCTCCTGATGAGGAGCGGTCTAGACTACAACTAGAGCAACGGTTACAGGCACAAGGGCGTGGGGGTGTACGTACTTCTATGTTCGGTGGTACTCCTGAACAGTTGGCTATGGAGAAAGCACAGGCTGAAGCACGTAACTCAGCCGCACTAGGCGCTAGATCACAAGCGGCTACTGAGCGTCAACAAGCTCTCGGTGAAGTTCAGACTATGGCTGGCCTCACAGGTAGTCAAGCTCAGCAGTTAAGTCAGTTAGAATCTGCTGGTGTCAACAGAGCCACAGCATTAGGACAGCTCGGACTTTCTAGTGAAGCTCAAGACCTCAACAGAACCTCTACCTTAGCTGGTCTAACTGGTAACACAGCACAGCAGATGAGTCAGTTAGAGTCTATGGGTGTTGATAGAGCCACAGCCTTAGCAGGTCTAGGTTTACAAGGCACAGCACAGGAACAACAAGCGGCACAACAGCAACTACAGAGTGCCTTACAGGTACAAGGTGCTGATCAGATGACTGCACAAGTACAGCAGGCACTAGAGGCTGGTGATATCGGTAGAGCTACTAGCTTGTTTGAAATGGCAAGAGCTGGTCAGGCCGCTAGTGGTGGTGTTGAAGCACAAGACCTTCAGAACCTCCGTATGCTACAA